GTCCCGCCGGCCATCCCCCACTCGTGGCCGGCGGGACGGGCTCTTTACGCGCCGAAAGCCGCGCGAGGGCATGACGATGGCGGGGGGGGAGTTTCAGCCGAACTACGAGGGGCTCACGGTCGCCTTGGCCGGTGAGCGCTCGATGGTCGTGTGGTCGACGAACGGCATCGAGATGCGCGTCGATACGACGGTCACGGTGATGTCGGCGCGCCAGGCGCGCCAGCTGGCCGAGCTGCTGACCGCGGCGGCCGACCTGGAGGAGGGCGCATGAAAGCGCTGGGCCTCCAAAACGCTGGTCAGCCCAGCGAGGTCGCGGCATGAAGACCGCCAAGATCCCGTTCTGCGTGGGGTTAATCAGGGAACCCACGAAGAGGCGCCCCACCGGAATGCGAAAGCGCGCCGGTGGGGTGTTCCTACGCCCCCAGGGTCGGCGTTCGACCCAGGGCCCTTTCCAGGATGGTGATCTTCTGGCGCTGAACCAGCGTCTCGCCGGAAACGACCTCGGCCGCGCCGTTCTCCAGCATCTGCAGCCGGATCCGCGCCACCGACAAGGACTTGTCGAGCAGGCCCGGCGCGATGGTCGCGATGGCCTGCGCCAGGTCGACCACCAGGCTGCTGAGCGCGAGCACCTCAATCCCCAGCGGTTCGGGGAGCGGAGACGGATCCTCAATGCCCGGCTGCTCGTAAATCTTGGTCCCGATCGGGACCACCCTGCTGCTGCAACCGTCCACTGCAAACTCCCGTACTCAAAACAGGCACGGGAAATGGCGGTTTCTCGTAAGCGTGACAAGGACGTGTCACTTGCGGCGCGAGCAAGTACAACCGTTGCGCGCCCATCGCGCCAAGCTTCCGGGCCATAGCCATGGATCGCGGATGGCCCGAGTTTTGGTCCGATCCGCCCGTGCGTACCGCTTACCGGGCAGTGTTCCTGATTCGATCCAAACTTTACCAAGGCCTTAAAGCGCTGGCCGCGCACATGCGCGCGCGCGCCCTGGGCCTGGCGCGCCTGGCGCGGGACCGCGAGCGCCTCGCGCAGGCGGCGACACACCACATCGGCGCAGATCTTCGCCCACGCCATCGGCCGCCGGGGAGAGCCTGCCGCAGGTTCCGCCACAGCGCGGACGAAGCCTGAAGCGCCACCGTCAAAACCTACTCCGATCACGGATCGCACCCCCGCGTCGCCTGAGGCAACGCGCGGGATTTGTGCTGCCTGATCGCGCGTTGAGCGCGCCGTCGTCTGCGACGGTGACCGCTTTTCCGCGCGCCTGGCGCACGAGTTCCCGCGCGTCGAACCTCGCCAAGGTGAGCGCGCTGGTTGCTGCCGTCATCGGTAAAGTGTGAGGGAATTTCTCACGTGCACGCAAAGCGTCACGCCCTTCTCGCGCGCCTGCTGATCGAGGCGAACGAAGGGCTCGAAAGGGCGTCTGCGAACTGCCGACTGAGCGTCGCGCAGCTGCAGCGCTTCACCGATCCGAAGCACCGGCAGTTCATGCCGGCCGACGTGATCGCCGACCTCGAGGACGCCTGTCGGCGGCCGATCTACTCGGCGGCGATCGCGCGCAAGTCCGTCGCCGGCGTCCAGGCCGAGGATCTCGTCACCGAGATCCAGGAACTCACCGAGGACGCGGCCTTCCTGCAGCGGTTTGCCCGCAAAGCCAGCGAAGACGGCGACATCGATGAGGTCACTGAGGGGCCTGCGATCGATCGTATGATCGAAACGCTCGAGCAGCGGCTCACGGATCTACGATCCGCGCGCGGCCGGGGGCGGCCGACATGAGCGACGCCGTCATCGAGATCGATCTCACGCCCTATTCGGGCAAGGCCAAGAAGCGCGAGCCTCTGCATCGGCGCACCGGGTCGGCCGTCCGCCGGCGAAGCCGGTCGGCCGGGGGCGAGAAGGGCACGCCCATCACCTGGACGCAGCGACGGCTGCGATTGGACGCCTTCGACAAGCTGGCGCGTGAACGTCGCAAGGCCGGCCGACGGTGGGGCGCAGAGGGCACCTTCTCGCGCCACGATCGCGAGATCCTCAGCAACCTTCTTCGCGTCGCCGCTCAGAACCGAGGAAACGTCTACCCGACCCTGCAGCAGATCTCGGCATGGGTAGGATGCACGATCCGGAGCGTCGTGGAGGGGCTCAAGCGCCTCAAGGCGGCCGGGTTCGTGACCTGGGATAGGCGGTACGTCGAAACCGATCGCCAGGGCCTACGCGGGCCCCAGGTCGAGCAGACCAGCAACTTCTACTATCTGCCGTTGCCGGCCGCTGCAGCCCAGCTGATCGAGGGCTGGCGACGCGCGGCGGCGCCCAAGGAAACCGAGGCCCAGGAGCACGAGCGCCAGGCCCAGGAAGAGCGGGCCAGGCTCTTGCGCCTACAGGCCGAACGCGACGCCTATAGCGCGGGCTTCAGGCCCGGCTCTCCCCTCCATCTCGCCGAGGAAAAAGCCCGAAGGGCAATGATATCCGGCGCGGAGTCGGCCGACACCGATACCACCTAACGTGACTTCCCCCAGGGACGTGAATCCCTGACTGACATCGTTACAGAAGGAAGAGGAAAGGCGTCGATCTGCCGATCGACAAGTTACCCAGGCCCGTTCGCGAACCCAGACCCCCTGCTTCAACCCGCAGCGACCCGGTGGCCCCGGAGGCGCTACTTTTGCATGTCTGGACCCTTGCCAGCGGAACCTCAGAATGTGCTCTCCGGAGAGAGCAAGCGGTTTCCGTCGATTGGTCCTGGATGACCGCCGGGGAGGCTGATCAGCCGAAGCGTGGCCCGTTCTGCCTGCAATCCTGCAAGATTGCAAGATTGCAGATTTCGGGATGTGAGGCGACCGCTTTGAGCGGGGGCCGGGTGCGTGTGGATCCATGCCAGAGTGCAGCACTGCAATGGTGCAACATTGCAGTGCTGCATGGTGCTGGGCGGCGCGCGGGCGTGATCGCGGGCGTGATCGCGGGGCCAGGCCGCGAAAAAGCCGCGTTGCGGAATTGCAGATTTGCAGGCGTGCAGGCGTGCAGGCGTGCAGGCGTGCAGGCGTGCAGAACTCAGGCGGCGTTGACCCGCTCGATCGCAGCCAGCTGCTCCCGGTTCTCGATCACCTCGCGCGAGAGATCGTGCTGCGCCTGCAGGTTCATCCAGTATTCGGCGCTGCCGCCGATTGCGCGCTCGAAGCGGAGCGCGATGTTCGGCGTGATCGGCGCGGTCTCGCGCACCAGGTCCTCAATAGCTGCGATGTCGACACCGACCGCTCGGGCCAGATGGCCGGAAGCTAGGCCGAGCGGCGCCATGAAGGCGGCGCGCAGGATTTCGCCGGGGTGGGGCAGGGGTGTCTTGAAATCGTAGTCCAGCAGAGACGCCATTGGAGCTCCCTCAGGCCTATGCAGCCTTGCACGTTTGCAACCGCGCAAGGCTGCAGTTAAGCGGCGACCGTTGGCGCTCTGAGCCGAAAGTCGACGTGGATCTCGTCGTACGGAAAGACCAGACGGCCATTCTCGGACTTCTCAACCAAGCCGGCATCCAGCAGGGCGGTCAGATTGTCATGGACAGCCTTGACGTCGCGACCGACCAGGCCAGCGACAGCGCGATAGGTGAGTTCACCCCGGCCTGTCATAGCCTGAAGGATTTCCCAGCGCTTCTTGGTCATTACCGACCAGAGCGTCTCAAGTGACGGAAACGAGATCCGCGCGTCCTGGGCCTGGCCGTCGAAGGCGGCTAGGGCGCGCCGCGTGATGTCATCGCGGCTCTCGATCGAGAGCGTCACCGTGTTCATATGGTCCTCCATTGGTCTACGTCGGCCCAGAAGTCGCTGAGCAGCTGGGCGGCGCTCGTGAACGTGATGCTCGTCTCCCCGGTCGGCAGGTGCTTGTGGTCGCCCTTGCCAGCCTCGTTGTCGTAGCGAACGATCGACTGGCCGTTCTCGACCAGGACGAGCGAGTACTTGAGATCGTGCGCGGAGCCGCGAACGGGGGCGGGCACCTTCCACACGCGCAGCACCACGAACGAGCGGGGGCTCAGGACATGGCGTTCGTTGAGGAGTTGCTGCGCTTTCATGTTGTTGTTTATGACAACGGGGCGGCTTGTTGTCAACTGCTACAACAAAATAGAATTTCAGCGCTCAGCTTTCGCTGGTCGTTTCGAGCCATTTCCCGATTGCGGTTTGGCGCGCCTCCACCAGTCCCCGGACTTCGCCAAGTACGCTTGCTGGCATTTCGCGATAACTCGATGAGCCATGAGCGGCGTACCAGGCCTGCATTGTTCGGACGGCTACCCCGAGTTCTCGGGCAAGATCGCTCATCCAGCGATCTCCAAAGAGGAGGCGCCCGGCCTCGGCGACGAAATCCAGGCGCGCTTTGCTCATGGCTTTTAGGCTTCCTTCCATTCGAGAACGATCAGGCCCATCGCGCGATACTGGTCGGCGACCAGCTTGGCGATTGAGGCGTCCGTGGTCCGCGTCTCGCTGTGGATCAGGCGGGCCCTGGTGTTTTCTAGTGCAGTGACGAAATAGGTCATGTCGGTCTCTCCGATCAGCGACCCGGCCAAGCGCCGGCGTCCATGTGCGTATATATACGCACATTTAGAATGGGAGTCGAGCGCAAAATTTAGGCCGGGTGCCTGCATCAAACCGCATCGCGCATGGCGCCTAGGATTCGACAAATCTAGCCCCGCCGGCCGGGGCGACGGAGACCAGGCAAAACTGCATCGAAAGCGATAAGTTTAGACTGCGGGCGGGGTGGGGAGCTGAGCGCGGTTCTTGGCGGATCAGGTTCGGCCGCCGACTTTGGGTCTCGTTTGGTGGTGCCTACAAAGAACGAATGGCTCTCGCGCGCGTGGAGGAGCTGGTTCTAGCTGCCCGAGCCCTTGAGGCCACCAAATGGCGAGGCTAAGGGCTAGGAGACGGACATGAAGACCATGGTCGGTACTGGCGTGGGCGCCATCGCGTACTTGGCTATACTGCTGTGGCTAGTCTCCTGTATCCCGGCCAACATCCTTACGATCATCGGCTTCGTCGTGCTTGTGGCGGCCGGGATCGGGGCCGCAGCCTGGTGCGCCATGGCTCTGCTCGCCGGAGCGATGGCATCGTAGGCTGGAGGCTGCGATCAAGGACCTCGTTCGGTCCGGACGGGAAAGAACAAGGCCGAGGCGCGCGCGTGAGGGCGGCCAGCTAGCGTGCCAGTGGCTTCGCGCGGTCGACGTGCGGGCCGGGCCGGCCGTATAAGGGCGGGCCCGGGGCGAGCCAACGCCCCGAGCCGTGGATGGGGCATCCACACCCGCGCGGGCTAGCACCGCGCTAGGTCACCTGCTGGGCGCACCAGCAGGTTGCGAATGGTGTTGATTCCCTCATGAAGTCTATGCCCGCCTTGCCGGCGGTGCGCTGCAGCTGCTGCCGCGCGTTACTGTTCCGCGCCGTCGTCAAGGCGATCGGAACGCCACTCGAGATCAAGTGCCGCCGCTGCGGTGCGGTCACAACCCTGAGGCCGACGAGCCCTTCCGCCAGGAGCTCGTCATGCAACCAGGTCACGTCGCCGTCCAAGCCGCCCGCCCGATCGCCGCCTATGTCGGTGGCAAGCGATCCCTCGCGCGCCGGATCGTCTCGCTGATCGACGCCACGCCCCATGACAACTACGCCGAGCCGTTCGTTGGCATGGGCGGCATCTTCCTGCGTCGAACCTCGCGGCCGGCCGGCGAAGCGATCAACGACCGTTCGGACGACGTCGCGAACCTGTTTCGAGTTCTGCAGAGACATCCGGACGCCCTGCTGGAGCAGCTGGCCTTTCAACTGGCCAGTCGCAGCGAGTTCGATCGGCAGCGGCGCGTGGATCCAACAACGCTTACGGATCTGGAGCGGGCGGCGCGCTTCGTTGTCCTGCAGCGACAGACTTTCGGCGGGAAGGTGGTCGGCCGGACCTTCGGCATATCGGTCGGGCGCAAGGCCGCCCTGGACGTCACCACCCTGGCGGCCGAGCTCAAGGCCGTGCATCGGCGGCTCGCCGGCGTCTGGATCGACTGCCTGCCGTTCGAGGAGTTCATCCGGCGCTACGATCGGCCGGGCACGCTGTTCTACTGCGATCCGCCGTATTGGGGGACCGAGGACTATTACGGCGCCGACCTCTTCCCCAAGGCGTCGTTCGAGCTCCTGGCCAAGACTCTGCGCGACCTCAAGGGCCGCTTCATCCTGTCGCTGAACGATGTGCCCGAGGTCCGCGCGCTCTTCGCCTGGGCCGACATCGCCAGCGTCGAGTTGACCTATACGGCGGGCGGCGGCGGCGCGGCGCGGCCGGCGCGCGAGGTGATCATCACCCCGCGCTGATCAGGCCGCGTTTGCGGCCTGCTCCCATGCGAACGGGCGGAACTTGAAGACCTCGGCCTTGAACTTCCGGTTCATCGAGAGGAAGCGGTTCTGGATCGGCTTGATCTCGTTGCGCTCGAACACGATCGCCGCCTTATCGACGTCGCCGAAGCCGCCGGCGTTGGCGGGCACGATGCCCAGCAGCTGGGGCGGCACGCGGTGCGCGGCCAGGACGTCGTCGCGGGTGGTGTTCTTGACGCCCAGGAACTCATCCTTGGCCGCCACCTCGCTGATCGGGTGGATCTCGATGCCCTTTTCCTTGCCGCCCGGCGAGTGGATGAACAGGTTGCGGAAGTTCCCCGGGCCCTTGCCGGCCTTCATGTTGGCCTTGAGGGCGTCGACTTCGTCCTGGGTCATGTTCGCATCGGTCGATCGCAGGATGTACCCGACGTGCGAGCCGTTCAGGTAGTATTTGCGGCGGAAGAGCGTCGCGGCCTCGTTGAGGAAGGCCGACTGCAGGGCGCCCAGGTACTCGGGCAGGCCGTAGATCTCCTGGCTGACATCGGCGCGCATCATCTGCACCACGGCGCCCGGCTCGAACTCGTGCGGCCGGCGCGGATCCGCGAGGTTGAAGAACACGCCCGGGGTCACGCCACGGCGCGTGTAGCGCGCGATCGACCGCTCAACGCGCAACAGGCCGCCCCGGCGGTTCAGGATCTGCTCGCCGAAGACGTTGCCGATGGTCAGATAGTCCAGCGCCAGGCCGTCGAACACGTCGAGCGACATGTAGTCGGTTTCGACCAGGTAGGACTGCAGGACGTTGTTCTTGAAGTTGATCGCCGACTCGTGGTGCGGCCCGACCCGATAGGCCCGCGCCAGCTGGTGGACATTGACCGGCGTCTCGTACCAGCGGCCGTTGTGCGTGCATTCGAGCATCGAGAGCACGTCGCGGCGGTTCAGAACCGGCTCCGGATCGCCGATCGAGAACGCTTCGACGTCGGGCTTGGCGGTCATCTTGGCCTTGGCCATCTCACATGGTCTCCATCTGGGCGCGGGCGGCGCCGGCCGTCGCCAGCAACGGCGCGTTCAAGGGTTCGATATGCAGGCCCTGCAGCAGCGCCCAGCCTAGGTCGCCGTGACCGGTCTTCTTGCTGCGCGGGGTCTCGTAGGTGACGTTTCGGCCGCTCTCGGTCATCGTCCGGCGGATCGTCACCAGGGCGGCGAACAGGTCGGTCGCGCCGGCGTCGATTTCGATGCGGCCACGGCGGAAGGTGTCCAGGGCCTTGTGGACCATGTCGATCTTGAGCTCGGCCGTGTACTGCAGGCCCTCGACCGTCGGGAAGAACGCCTCGACCAGCTTGAGCACCGCCCGGCCGACGCCGGTGGCGTCGATCCGGATCCGCGTGACGTTGTAGACCAGGCATAGCCGCCGGATCTTCTCGGCCTGCTCGTCGAAGTCCGCGCCCCAGAACTGGAAGCGCTGCAGAACGCGGAACTTGCCGCCGGGCTTCTCGGGCGGCGCCAGCACGACCAGGCCGGCGCTGTCGCCGGTGTCGGTCGGGTCATAGGATAGCCAGACCGGCTTTTCGCCGAACGGCCGCGATCGCCCGTCCAGCGCCTTGTAGTGGTCGAAGTCCTTCCACTTTTCGAACGCGTCGACGGTATGGCGCAGGATCTCGGCCAGCGGAAAGACCGCCTCCCGATCATCCAGGAACTGGCACATCAACAGGTTGGCGTAGCGGTCGGCCGAGTATTCGCGGCGCAGCTGGTCCAGGTCGACCAGGTCGAAGCCGCGCGCGATCGCGTCCTCAATGGTGACGATCTGACGCCAGATGTCGTCTTCGCAAAGGCGGCCGGCGGCTAGCGCCTTGTGGCTGACATCGATGTCGACCTGTTCGTTGCGCGGCCGGCCTTGGTTGAACCAATCGCCGGTCCAGAAGGCGTAGCCTTCATGGCTCTCGCTGCTCGGGGTCGAGAAGTACGTCTTGGTGTAGCGCTTCTGCAGGGCGATCGCGCTGGCGACGTTCTGGATCTGCTCGAAGCCGTGGACCCAGAAGAACTCGTCGAAGATGAAGTCGCCGTGATAGCCCTGGGCCGTCCGGTAGTTGGTCCCCAGGAAGTGGAGGGCGACGGGGTCACCTTCCTCGACCTCGATGATCATTGGATCGCCGGTCAGGCGCACGCCGGTGTGCTTGAACGCGAACTCGATGATGTACTGGCGGAAGTGCAGGGCCTGGGCCTTGGAGGCCGACAGGAAGATCTGGTTGTTGCCGGTCTCGAGCGCGAGCACCAGGCGCTCGCGGGCGAAGTGCATGGTCGCGCCGATCTGGCGCGACTTGAGGATGATGCGAGTGCGCAGCGCCGAGCTGTTGAGCCAGTCGTGCTGGTGCGGAAAGGCGTCCGCCTCGAGCGCGTCGCGCAGGGCCTTGACGTGCTCGCGGGTGAAGTAGTTGCCACGCTTGGGCGGCTTCTTCTCGCCGGCGTTGCGGTTGGCCAGGTTCGGGTTGAGGTCGACCTCGTTTCCGCCGTCCAGGTACTTGTGGATCCGGGCGGTGCGCTCAACCTGGCGCATCAGGAGGTCGATCTCCTTGAAGTCGCCGCCGGTCTTCTTGTCCTTGGCGATCAGCGTCTGCAGACGCATCTCGTAGTGCGCCTCGAGGCGCTGGATCAGCGGCGCGTCGTCCCACTTGTCGCGCTGTTTCCAGCTTTCGACCGTCGGGCGCTTTAGGCCCAACTCATCGGCGATCTCGCTCACGCCCCAGCCGCGCCAGTAGAGGCTGCGCGCGTCGCGGCGCGGGTCGTACCCGAGTCCTTCCGGCTTGATGGTGGTCTCTGCCATGCGCGCGAACCTGTGCGCGCGGGCCCGGCAGCGTCGTGGGCCTCTGGTTCGATCCGCCCGCCAAAGAACGAGCATCAGTTGAGGCGAGGGCGGCTCGCGTGACGGTCTACGGCCTGATCACTGCCCCGAGACGGGGCCCCAGCCCAGACGCCCAGGACGCCCGCTCATGGCCACCAAGTCGAAATGGTTCCGCATCGCCGTCGAAGGCGCCACGGCCACCGACAACCGCACGATCACCGCCCAGATGCTCAACGAGATGGCGGCCACCTACAACCGGGCGACCTATGGCGCTCGCATCAACATGGAGCACATTCGCGGCTACAGCCCGACGGGTGACTTCAAGGCCTACGGCGACGTCCTCGAACTCAAGACCGAAGTCGGCGAGATCGAACTGGACGGCAAGAAGGAACGCCGCGTCGGCCTCTATGCCCTGATCGAGCCGACCGACGAGTTGGTGGCGATCACCGACAAGAAGCAGAAGATCTACACCTCAATGGAGGTGGAGCCCGACTTCGCCAAGACCGGCAAGTTCGGCCTGATCGGCCTGGCCGTCACCGACAGCCCCGCGTCGCTGGGCACCGACATCCTGAAATTCTCGGCCTCGAACGATCCTAACGCCGCCGGCGTCAAGGCCATGCTCGACGGCCGCAAGACCTCGGCCACGTCGTTCTTCTCGGCCGCCCACGAAACCAAGGTCGAATGGGAAACCGCGACGGCGTCCGCCCCGGACTTCATGGCCGCTTTCAACGCCGCCGTAGACCGGATGACGGCGGTCTTCAAGCCGGCTGATCCGACCCCGCCCAAGCCCGCCAACGAGAACCAGGCCGGCGAGTTCGCCGCGCAGGCCGCCCAGGCTATCAAGGAAGGCCTGACGGAACTCGGCAAGCAGTTCGCCACCGCCAACCAGGCCCACAGCGCCAACTTCGCCAAGCTGCAGGGCGATTTCGACGCGCTCAAGGCCGAGCTCGACAAAACCGAGAAGCACTCGAACCCGCGCGCGCCGGCCACCGGCGGCTCGGGCCGCGTCCTGGCCGACTTCTAGTCGCCCGCCGCCCGCTTCGCTCCCCGCCACGCCCTTAGACTTCGGAAAGCCCCGCCCACATGCGCAACGAGACCCGCGAGCTGTTCAACGCCTACTGCGACCGCCAGGCGGAGCTGAACGGCGCCCATCCCGACACCGTTCGCGATGGCAAGGCCTTCACGATCGATCCGACGATCCAGCAGAAGCTGAACGACAAGCAGCAGGAGGACTCGTCCTTCCTGAACGCGATCAACATCCAGCCGGTCGACGAGTTGAAGGGCGAGGCCCTGGGCCTGGGCGTGACCCAGCCGCTGGCCAGCCGCACCAACACCGCCGTCGCCGACCGCGTCCCGGTCGACCCGACCGGCATGGAAGCCGACCAGTACGAGTGCAAGCAGACCAACTCGGATACGGCCATCAAGTACGCCAAGCTGGATCAGTGGGCGAAGTTCCCCGACTTCCAGGTCCGGATCTCGAACGCGATCCGCCAGCGCCAGGCGCTGGACCGCATCATGATCGGCTTCAACGGCGCCTCGGCCGCCGCCGCCACGAACCGTGGCGCGAACCCGCTGCTGCAGGACGTGAACGTCGGCTGGATCCAGAAGATCATCGCCCGCAACGGCGGCGCCCGCGCCATGCTGGAAGGCCCCAAGGACGTCGAGGCCGGCAAGGTCATCATCGGCCCGACCGGTGACTACAAGAACCTGCACGCCCTGGTCATGGATGTCTGCCATGGCCTGCTGCCGGAATGGGCGCGTAACGACAGCGAGCTCGTCGCCATCCTGGGCGAGGATCTGCTGCACGAGACCTTCTTCCCGCTGATCGACGCCAACCTGCAGCCGACCGAAACCCTGGCGGCCGACCTGATCGTCAGCGCCAAGCGCGTCGGCGGCAAGAAGGCCGTGACGGTGCCGTTCATGCGCCCCAAGGGCCTGTTGATCACGCGCCTCGACAACCTGTCGATCTACGAACAGGCCGGCAAGCGCCGCCGTACCGTGGTCGACAACGCCAAGCGCGACCAGATCGAGACGTACGAGTCCTCGAACGACGCCTATGTCATCGAAGACTTCGACTACGCCTGCTTCGTCGACAACATCGAGTTCCAGGCGGCGGCCTGATCGAATGACCAGTCTCGCCCGCCGGCACTATCTCCGAAAAATGGCGGCGCTCGAGGCGGGCGTCGCCGCGATCGCCGCCGGCGCGCCCGTCGCGCCGACGGAAGGCCCGCAAGCCGACGAGTACCAGCTGCTCGAACTGCACCTGCGCACCGACATCGCCGACCTCAAGTCGCTGCAGTCGATCGAGAAGCGGATCGAGCGTAAGCGCGAGCTCCTGCCCAAGTACGAGGCTTGGGTCGAAGGTCGCATCGAGGCTCCCGACGCCAATGTTCGCGGCGTCCAGGACGACGTCCTGGTCACGATCATGCTGTGGCGCATCGATGTCGGCGACTACGCCGGCGCGGTCCGCCTGGCGCAGTACGCGATCCGCCACCACCTGGCCATGCCGCAAGGCTTCTCGCGCGGCTTGCCGTGCGTGCTCGCCGAGCAAGTGGCGGAAGGCGCGATCAAGGATCTGGCGGCCGGCAAGCCCGCGCCCGACGTGCTCGACGACGTGTTCCTGCTCGTCGACGGCCACGACATGCCCGACGAGGTCAAGGCCAAGCTGCACAAGGCGATCGGCCTCGAGGCCGCCCGCCGCGCCGGCGACGAGGCAGCTTGCGCCGCCTCGGGTGTTCCGGGCGCCCAGCGGATCTTCCGCGAGCGGGCCCTGGCCGAGCTCAAGCGCGCCGTGGATCTGCACGAAGCTTGCGGCGTCAAGACCGACATCAAGCGCCTCGAGAAAGACCTGAACAAGCCGGCCCCGGCCGGCGACGAGATCGCGAGCCAGGCTCAGGCCTGACCCGCACCGTAGTCGCTCCCCGCGCGGCCGGGGGCGGGCCAGGACAGACGGTTTCCTCTCTCCCAAGGGACCCCGTCGGTACGCGCCCCCACCCCCGCTTCGCGGGGAGCGATCTGACTGCGCTGCGCGCGCGAGGGTGGCCCTGGAATGACGATCTTCAACCCGCCCGGCCAGCCCGCTCCCCAAGGCGATACCGAGACCCTGCAGGGCGGATCGTTCTTTCCCCCGATCGACATTGCAAGGTTCACCGCGGAAATGCGGGTGGCCAGCCAGGTCACGCCCGAGCGCACGCGCGCGGCTTTGATCGACGCGATGATCCAGGTCGAGAGCAACGCAGACCTGATCGTTCTCGTGAGCAGGCAGGTCGCCGTCGGGATCACCACGCTCGAGGACGTGGCTTCGACGGACTTCGGCGGCGAACACAAGCTGGCCTTCCTCTATCGGCGGGCCGTCTTTTGCTACGCCAAGCACCTGCTCGACGAGCAGTACCGCGACAACGGCATGACGGCCGCCGGCGAGGCGCGCGCCGAAGGCGTCGACGTCGTCGTCGGGTCACACCTTCGCAACGCCCGCAACGCGATCTCCGACCTGGTCGGCCGCCCGCGTGCCACGATCGAGCTCCTGTGATGGCCGACGTCGTCCTCACCGCCCGCGCCGGCGAGATGGTCGACGAGCTGCTGCACCGCGCCTTCGGCCGGACCAGCGGGATCGTCGAAGCCGTCCTGGCCGCCAACGTCGGGATCTCCGCGTCCGAGCGCCTGGCCGAGGGCCAGGCCATCACCGTGCCCGAGGCGGCCCAGGCCGCCCCGACCTCCAAACTCTTTGACCTGTGGGACTGACATGAAGGCCGCCATCGCCAACCTGATCCATGATCTGGGCCTGACCTTCGTCGCCGGATTCCTCGGCGCCCTGGTCTCACTCAACTACATGCCCGGCCTGACCTTCCGTCAGCAGCTCGAGGCGACCATCGCCGGCGGTCTGACGGCAGGGTTCGTGTCCTGGGCGCTGCAGGACTGGCTGCACCTGTCCTCGCCGATCGCCGGCGGCCTGTCGTTCGTCGTCGGCCTTGTCGCCTTCCGGGCGACCCCGTCGCTGATCAAGGGCGTGGCCGCCACCCTCGAAGGTCTGCCCGGCTACATCGCCCCGCTCTGGCAGGCCCTGGCCGACCGCATCCGCACTTTCGGCGCTCGATCCTAAGCCCAGGAGATCCGCATGCGACCGCTCGGTCCCGTGAAGTACTTGACCATCCATTGCGCGGCCACGCCCGAGGGCCGCGACGTCTCGGCCGACACGGTCGCCAAATGGGACATCGAACGGTTTGGCCAAGAGAGCTACCACCACATCGTCACCCTAGACGGGGTCGATCATCGTCGCCTGGCCGACACCGTGCGGGGGGTCCACGTCGCCAACGCCAACGCCGGGAACATCGGCATTTGCTATGTCGGCGGCGTCGCCAAGGACAACAAGACCCCCAAGGACACGCGGACGGCCGCCCAGAAAGCCACCTTGGCCACCCTGGTGAGGTACTACGCCAGCCGCTACCCGGGCATCATCATTCGCGGCCACCGCGACTGGCCCAAGGTCGCCAAGGCTTGCCCGTCGTTCGACGTGCAGGCTTGGCTGGCCGAGATCGGTCTCGCCCATGTTTGAGCGCCAGATCCTCGGCGCCGTCGTCGCCGGCGGCGCGGTCCTGGCCCTTCTGGCCTGGGGCGCGCAGGGTCATCGCGAACGCGACCAGGTCGTGGCCTGGGCCAAGGTGCAGTGCGCCGCTGCTCAAGCGCCCTACGATCCCGCGCCCAAGTCCAAGGCCAAGCCGGGCGAGGCCTGCGCGGTGGCGATCGCCGACCTGGCCGCATTCAAGACCCAGGCCCAGACCCAGACCGGCCAGATCCTGGCCGACGCCATGACGGATCAGGCCCGACGAACCTCCCGCGCGCTCGACCAGGCGCGCGCCGCAGCGGCCGAGGCCCGCGCCGCCGCCCAGCAGATGGATGCCGCAAATGCTCAAGTCCAAGCCGATGATCTTGTCGGCCGCGATTGGTTTGATGCTCTCAACCGCTCTGGCGGGCTGCGCGACCCGGCCTCCTAAGCCGCCCGCGCCGACGGTTCACGCTGTCAAGGTCGGCGGGCCCACGCCTTCGGCCGACCTCCTGGTCTGTCCCGGCCCTGTCGACGGCTTCCCGCTCGACGAGATCGCCACCCTGCCGCCGCGCGTCCGTGACGCGGCGATCCGCGTGGTCAAGTCGCTGGCCGAGCGAACCGCTCATCTCAAGCAGCTGATCGAGTTTCACGAGCCGGGGACGTGTCGGTGAAGAAGATTGAGAGCCTTCGCCGGTACCTCACCGACGCCTTCCCTGGGCTGGCCAAGGACGCCGAGCGCCTGTTCATTGCGATCGACGAAGGGTTCATCGTTCCGACCCAGCGCACGACGACGTTCCGGATCAAGGCCAAGGTCAACGTCACCCTGCTCGATATGCCGGCGGACCAGATCGACACCCTGGCCGTGGCCCTGCTGTTCTGGACGGCGGACAACCAGCCCGAGCTCATGGCCCACCCGGCCGCAGCGACAGCCTTCCCGTTCAACGTCGAGATGCTGGACCGCAACGTCTGCGACGTCGCGTTCTCCCTCGACCTGGATGAACTTGTCTCGGTCACCCCGCGCCAAGGCGGCGGCTTTGACCTGCTGCACCGCGACGAGCCCGACCTCGAGCCCGGGTGGGAGCATCTCGAGGGCTGGAAGACGGACGCGCGCCTGCTGCGCCTCTGGATCAACGACGACCAGGTGCTGGGCCCGCCGCCGTGACGGATCGCGACGAGGAACTGCGCGAGTTCGAGGCCGTCGTCGCCGGCCTGATCGGTCGCCTCAAGGCCGGCGAGCGAAGCCGGCTCCTGCGAAAGATGGCCCACGCCCTGCGCGCGTCGCAGGCCAAGCGAATGCGCGCCCAGCAGAGCCCCGACGGCATGGCCTGGGCGCCGCGCAAGAACACCGCCCGGGCCCGCAAGGCCAATCGGCCGATCCGATTCCTCTACAAGAAGCCCGGCGCCGACCAGCCCCGGGTCGCCGACCTCAAAAGCTGGCGGCGCGATGGTCCGCACATCATCGGCTACGACCGCGAACGCGGCGCGCTGCGCACCTTCCTGCGCGCCCGGATCATCCGCCATCTGCCGCCCGAAGGCTCGGCCGACCCGGGTGCGATGGAGAGCAGCCTGCGCGGCCGCAAGGGCCAGATCCGCCAAAAGGCGCGGGCCATGTTCGAGAAGATGCGCACCCCGCGCCACATGAAGGCAGGGGCGACGCCGACTTCGGCCTGGGTCGATTTCACCGATCGCGCCGCGCGGATCGCCCGCGTCAGCCAGTTCGGGCTCAAGGACAAGGTGGCCGCCGACGGGCCCGAGGTCCGCTATCCGCAGCGCGTCTTGCTCGGCTTCTCGATCGAGGACCGCGAGGCCATGCTCTCGACGGTGCTCGAGCACATGGATCTCTAGCGCTCGGTTCGATCCGCCCGCCAAAGAACAAGGCGGCCTCGCGGGGTAGCGGCGCGGCGATGACACATGGCGGCCATGCCCGCCGCCATCGACCTTTCGCGCCTGCCCGCGCCCGAAGCCGTCGAGACCCTCGACTTCGAGGAGATCTTCGCCGCCATGCGCGCCGATGCGATCGCCCGCGATCCTGACCTATCCGACATCGGCCAGGACGATCCGGCCACCAAGATCCTGCAGGCAACGGCCTATCGCGAGACCCTGGTGCGCGTGCGGGGCAACGAGTCGGTCAAGGACACGATGCTCGCCTTCGCCAAGGGGGCGAACCTGCGCCACATCGGCGCCCTGTTCGGCGTCGAGGCCCTCGTCCTGGATCCCGGCGACCCCGAGCAGGGGATCGAACCCACCTATGAACTCGACGATGACCTGCGCCAGCGCATCGCCGACGCCCCCGAGGGCTTTAGCGTGGCCGGACCAGAGGGCGCTTATCGCCGGTTTGCCAAGGCCGCCCATCCGGACGTCCTCGATGTCGATATCAGTAGCCCGGCCCCGGCCGAGGTCCTGATCCGCGTCCTTTCGCGCACCGGCGACGGCACGCCCAGCGAGGCCCTGCTCGCCGCCGTCGACGCGGCCGTATCGCCCAAGGACGTGCGCCCGATCGGCGACCGGGTCACGGTCGCGGCCGGTATCGCGGTCGACTACGCGATCGACGCGGCGCTGCATGTCCTGCCTGGGCCCGACCGCTCGATCGTGCTGGATGCAGCCCAGACGCGCCTGGCGGCCTATATCGCTGCTCGCCGGCGCTTCGACCCTCTGCTCGGCAAGGTGACCGTAAGCGGCATCATCGCAGCCCTGCAGGTTGACGGCGTTGACGATGTCCAGCTGGCCTCGCCGATCGCCAATGTGGTCCCGGCCGATGGCCAGTGGGCGCGCTGCACTGCCGTCAGCGTCGTTCTGGCGGACGACGAAGGGTAGGGGCGATGACGTCGATCCTGCCGCCCAACGCGACCAAGGCCGAGCGCGCCCTTGAGGCGGCCGCCGCACGCCTTGGCGATGTGCCGATGCCGGCGCGCGACTACTGGAACCCCGCGACCTGTCCTGTCGGATTCCTGCCCTGGCTGGCCTGGGCAGTCAGTGTCGACGTCTGGGATGACAGCTGGCCCGAGGCCGCCAAGCGCGCCGCCATCGCCAAGTCGATCCCGCTCCACCGGCGCAAGGGCACGGTCCGCGCCGTCGAGCTCTCGATCGAGCCGCTGGGCCTCGACGCCTCCATCCAGGAGTGGTGGCAGATGGTCCCGGTCGGCGAACGCGGCACCTTCAAGGTCCGTATCAGGCCCAGCGCTGGTACGCCGCCGATCACGCTCCCTTTGTTGCGCTCGGTGCAGCAGGCGATCGACCGCGCCCGGCCGATCAGTCGCGCCTTTGGGCTGACCCTGATCCTGGATCCTCAAGCCGACGTTTTCGCCGGCGTCACTTGCCGCCAACAGATGCGCATGCGCGTCCAGCCCCACAATCCCTGATCCCGAGGCCGCCGCATGGCTGACTACTTCTTTCGTCTGACTGCAGAGGGTCTCGCCGCCGTCGCCGCCGCCGGCATTGACGGGGTGTCTTTGGTCGACTTCGCGGTCGGCGATGCGAACGGAGTGGCCTACAACCCGACGGGCGCTGAAACCGATCTGGTCAATGAGCGCGCTCGCGAGCAAATCCAGACTGTGGTGGTCGATGAAACCGACCCCACGATCTGGCACATCACCGCAGTGTTTCCTGCGGACGAGGGTGGTTTCACGCTTCGCGAAGGCGGTATCTACCTTGCAAACGGCGACCTCTTCGCCATCGGGAATCTGCCGCCCTCCTACAAGCCGACTATCGCTGAGGGGGCGAGTTACGACCTGATGTTGACGGCAAAGGTCAAGCTGGCCAATGCCGCCAACCTGACCGTCACCGAGATGTCTGGCGATTTCTTCACGACGCGCGATTGGGTGCGCGCCCAAGCAGACTTTCACGCGGTGGCCTCGGCTACCACGACGGCGCCGCCGGGAGCTCCCGTTGCGGACGTCAAATACTTGATACCGGCCGCTGCTGGCGGCGCCTGGGCGACACATGTCGGCGCGATCGCGATCTGGCGCGGCGCCCTTGAGGGTTGGCAGTACGTAACGCCGCGCCCGGGTGCTGTGGCGCGCGCGGCGGACACCGAAATCAGCTACGGCTATACCGGCGCGGCTTGGCGGGTGATCGTATCGGTCCGCGCCTTCACGGCGGCGGGAGGGCCGAACGTCTGGACCGGCGTTTCGGTCCCGGCGGTGCTGGCCCTGACCGACGGCCTCGAGGTGATCGTCAGTTTCGGCGCGACCAACACCGTCGCCGCTGCCGCTACCCTCAATCTCGACGGCACGGGCGCGAAGCCCATCGTGCTCTCCGTCGACGACACCACCCCGGTCCCGCCTGGCGGCCTGCCGTCCACGGCTCGCCTCGTCTATCGCACGGCAGGCGGCGGGAAATGGGTCCTCATGAATAGCGTTGCGGGCGGCGGCCTGGGCGCTATGACCGACGTTGCCTCGGCCGCGACTGTCGATCTGGGCGCGATCGCCAGCCACTACGCCCGGATCACCGGAACCACCACGATCACCTCGTTCGGTGTGAACGGGAAGACGGCTTTCCCCCACTACCGGACCATGTTCGCCGGGGCGCTCACCCTGACCAACGGCGCGAGCCTCATCCTCCCCGGCGGCAAGGACATCAAGACCGCCCCCGGCGACACCGCCGAATGGGTGATCGAGGCCGGCAACGTCTGGCGCTGCGTCGACTACCGCCGCGCGGCCGGGGTGCATCCCGGCGGCCTGGGCGTCGTCACCGACATCGCCAGCGCCGCGACCGTCGATCTGGGCGCGGTGGCCAGCCACTACGCCCGGATCACCGGCAACACCGCGATCACGTCCTTCGGGACCTCCGCCCTCACCGATGATCCGGCCTATCGGACGATCTTCGCCGGCTCCCTCACCCTGACCAACGGCGCGAGCCTCATCCTTCCCGGCGGCAAGGACATCAAGACCGCCCCCGGCGACACCGCCGAATGGGTGATCGAGCCCGGCAACGTCTGGCGCTGCATCGACTACCGCCGCGCGGCCGGGGTGCATCCCGGCGGCCTGGGCGTCGTCACCGACATCGCCAGCGCCGCGACCGTCGACCTGGGCGCGGTGGCCAGCCACTACGCCCGCATCACCGGCAACACCGCGATCACGTCCTTCGGGACTTCCGCCCTCACCGATGATCCGGCCTATCGGACGATCTTCGCCGGCTCCCTCACCCTGACCAACGGCGCGAGCCTCATCCTCCCCGGCGGCAAGGACATCAAGACCGCCCCCGGCGACACCGCCGAATGGGTGATCGAGCCCGGCAACATCTGGCGCTGCGTCGACTACCGCCGCGCGGCCGGTGTGCATCCCGGCGGCCTGGGCGTCGTCACCGACATCGCCAGCGCCGCGACCGTCGACCTGGGCGCGGTGGCCAGCCACTACGCCCGCATCACCGGCAACACCGCGATCACGTCCTT